CATAATATCAAACTTCAATTGTTCAATATTTGTAATGGGTGTATGGAGAACCCGCGATTGGTCAATACCCAAGGACTCAAAATATGCTTTGGGAGTACCAAATTCAGTGTCATAAAATAGCATGATAGCATCGGGATACTTTGCCATATATGACTTTGCCATCAAGAAACTGAATAGTGACTTGAAGTGTTTCGATGGTCCTGCCCACATTGTTAGGCCAGGAACAAAGCCACCATCAAGTCTCCCCGATAGGGCCACATTGATAATGGGAATGGGGGTTGTTACCATATCCTTCTTATTGAAGAACTTGGATTCCGAGATAATTTCGGTTTCTTTGATTGTACTGTTTTTCTGGAGTTTTTCTAATAGTCCCATTGTTTACCTTTCTTGTTAGCCGAATTAATCTACTAAATCTTCTAATGTAGCCCGCTCTTCCGTTGACCAACCCAACGGAACAAGAATGGACTTCATACTGTCAACAAAACTTTTCACAAACATCATATCATAATCCACATACTTGTGCAAACCAAACTCTATAGGTAAAACATCCGGGAACCCAATGATGTTCTCATGAAATGTGTTTGGCATTTTGAGATATACAAATCGTATCTTGGCCCCTTCCTTGATTGGTTCATACTTGTCAGTGAGGTTAAACTTCTTCAAATAATGATTATATAGCAGGGCCGCGCGAACATTAATTGGGCAACCCTTTGAGTAAATGGGGGACCCGGTGTACTGCTTTAACCCGTTTACACCTCGGGGAAAAGCAATCTCTTCAACAGAGGCCTTGCCATATTCATTACGGTAATCTGCAATAAACTTTTGCACCGAGGCTTCTGTACCATACAGAATTTCCTTAACCCCCCGTTTCAGAACACTGCGAACAATAGCCGGTGTGGAAGACCGCACAAGGTGGAGTCCCGTAACCTTAAGTTTTGGTTCTTTGTATTGTACCCCCTCGGAGTTATGTACACTCATGACATACATTTTCTTAGCCACGAATACGGCTGAATCCGCAATCGCTTCCCTCTTCATCACCATTTTTTGTTGATACGCATTCATGTATTCCGCAAGATTTTCATATGACTTATTGATAACCTTCTGGAGAATATCCTCACAAAACTGGTCAATCTTCTTGACGATTTCATCCGTGGGCATTCCAACCCAATGAGTATTAACTAATTTTTCAAGTGAAAGATAACAGGAATCGGTATCATTATAGATAACATAATCAATATTCTTGGTCTTCAATGCTTTGTTCATGAACAAGTTCAGGTCTTTTGATGCCCACCTGATGGCCAATTGCCCTTGAAGTGTAATGCCTTCGGCAATCCGAAGGTCATAATATCGAAAGTAGTTTGACCCCATGGCACCGTAAAGGGAGTTAATCTGAATTTTACGGGCCATCTGGAGATTGTCCAGCCGACTGATTTCCGATTTTAACGCTTCGTCTTTAACATTCGCGTATTTCTGCTCCAACTCCAACATCTGCTTCTTGAAGATTGACCGTTCATTGTAGATACGTTCAACTAATTCGGCCATGAAGCCTTTCTTATCTCTTCGGTACAATGACCCATTGGCTGCCATGGCATAATTGTGGTCTTTGAGAAAGGAAAGGTCATACTTCTTTTCAAGCAACCCATCAACGGTAACCGATTTACTATCACTCATAATGGTCTCGGTTGACATATTTGCCCACATAATAATATGCGGATAGAGTGACGCCAAGTCAAAAGATACCACCCATTCATGTTTTCCAACAATGGGGTCCTTAACAAAGGCGCCCTCATACGGAACTTTATGATTATGTCTTGCGGCCGGGGGCACAATGAACTTGGATTTCAAGTCATTGTAAATCAAACTATCCCACGTTCTAATCTGACTGAAAACTTCCTCGGGAGATACCTTGGAATCATACGCAATAGTCAAAACAAGTTCTACCAATTTTAGTTTGGCATCAAGGGCACCAACAAGGGCCACGTCAATGATGTTATACGCGGCAAACCTGTTCCAATCATTCGTATAGAAGTCTTTAAATGTTCCTTCATGGGATAATTTTTTGCGGGATAGTTCTGCATCGGCCACATCATCCAATTTCCATGAATCCCTGACCCCATACGTGTATTTTTTCATGAGGTCAATATAGTCAAGGTGGGATACCCCAACAATATCAAAAATAACAATTTCATCATTGTTGATTTCAATGGTACGTTCTTTAATCAATCCCCATGGAGAAAGTCTCTTTAGAAGTGTTTCTCCACATACTCTTTCGATACGCCGAATGAGATATGGCACGTCAAAGAATTGACTGTTCCACCCGGTAACGATATCAGGATGCGAATAGGACCAATCCATAACAAATTGACGAAGCATTTCCCGTTCATTGATATGATACGATACAATAACTTTGTCGGGGTCTATCTTGTTTTCCCGGAGCAATTTTGGGTCAAGATTTGTGTCCGTGGAAGTATACAGCGTATACATGTCTTTGATGTTATCGAAACTAGCAATACAAAGAATTTCTTCATTAGCAGTTTCGACATTTGGAAACCCGGATTCTGTGGCAGTTTCAATGTCAATAATATTGACCTGGGTATACTGCATGTTCAGTTTCAGTTCGCGGCCAAACTTCTCCGAGATAAACTGAGCGGACCAGTTGGTGTTACCCAAGATTTCGAATCCACTAACATCTTTGTATTGTCGGAGAAAATCTCGACAATCTTTGATAGTACCGGGCTGAATTTCATAAACGGGATTGCCGCGAAGGTCTTTCCATGGGGTCTCAACCTTGGCTTTGTTGGCAGTGGTGAAAAGGGTGGGAGTGTAGTCATCTCGAAAAATGAAGCGGTCACCGTTGGCCTCGAAACCACGGCATAGAATTTTGTTGCTAACACTAGCAACAAATGTATATGTACCTGTCATTTTAATATTCTCCGTCCGCACATAGCCCGCCATATAGACGGACTTGTGGACTCACTATAGTGAATAAAACCTGGTCATTTAGTCTATTTTAGTTCACTATAGTGAACCAGTCAAGACCATTCTAATTATTGCCCACGCAACATCATCAATGTATCATAGGCGATATCGTGGATGGGGTCGTGTTTGTTAACAATATTTTTATCAAAGAAAGGAATGGTGCAGTAACCATTTCGGTCTGTAGTCTCTTTGGTTACCCGGAGAAAAGTGCGAACATCACACCAACGATTGTAATGAATAATCTCACCAACTCCCTTTTGGAGTTTGAGACTATTGCAAAGTGATTCGGTGCAAAGTTGGTCTAAAGAGCCACGAATCCAAATCAACGAATCCTTATCACCATGGGTACGTGTATACTGAATAATTTGATTGATACCCTCCATGGCAGATACATCATTTTTTGACGGGGATAAGGACATTTTCTTGGCTTCGGGGGATTGTTTTTCCCACCAATCAAGTGTTTTCTTGCCCACTGTTCGGCCCATACCTGCCTGTTCTCGGGCATTGAATTTCACAAATAACGCTCTTTCCACATATTCACGAAATTGAGCATTGGGTGAAAATTCATATTCCACCTCTGCTAGGTCGAACCACGTGATAGCAGCCGATAGGACAATCGCGGTTGATTCGATATCCACAGTTTCGATATCATAGCAAAACATCACACTCATATTTTATTACCCCTCAAAGCATTTTTAATGTAAAGGTTGATTATATCGTTGGTAATGGTAACATCTGGCGCAAAGAAAATTTCCATTATCTTATGTTCTTTTTTTGCGCGGGTATACGAATTAGGACAAATCCAGATTTCAAGTTTGTCAATACATTGATTTGAGGCAATGGTAGTTCTAATTCTACCATCAACAAGTCTTTGGATTTTTGTGTTAGGAGGATAAACTCTGGTTTCAGATATACCCATTATGATATTATCATATCGGTATTGAAGTTCTTCCCTCTCTGTGGCAAAAAACTTGGGAGGAACCAATGGCGTAATTATGGGTTTAGCGTAAATGAAACCATCCCATATACATTCAACTTCATCAACATCTGCGGTAAACTTTTGTTCCATAACAAATAATCCTTATCACCAAGTGTTAATTTGTGGGGTATATTCTCTAATCTTTTGAACGATTTCGGTTGAGAGTTGGGTGCTTGGTTTCTGGGGTTTACCTTGGTCCTTAACTTTGACATAATCAGCTTTTGATACCCAAGACCCCCTCGGAGCTCCGTCTAACTTGGGGCTGCCGATACTAAACTTACCCTTTTGGCTCGGAGCCAAAGTAGATTGTGTGATTTTCGTATCAATGCCCTTGTTATTGAAGGAGAAGTAAATATCCCCGTCCATATACTGTTGAAGTTTGTCACCCATATCCAAGATTTTCTTGAACGTGAGGGCAGCCCCTTCATGAGTACCAACAAGAATTTCCTCGGGCACCACACGGTCCCGTGTTAGATTTTGGAGCTTGGCAGTATTGATATCATTTACTACCCATACCAAGTGAATATTCTGTTTTTCATATCCAAGCTCATGGGCATTCCGCGAGATATCCGCGAGTTTCTTGAGGTCTTTTAATGTTACGTCAAAAATAAGATTTGGCTTCCTGTCGGGTGCCGCAGTGAGAATCGAGGCAAATGTTGCTTGCTGACTCTTGTGTGGAATATTGTAAACATCGGCCAGGATTTCGTGAAGTTTAAAAACACTGTTGGGGTCACGCATATCGAAGGAGTTAATATCATGGCCAGTTTCAGCCTTAACCCGTTGTGCAAATCTTGGTGCGGATACAGATAGCTTCTTGAGGGCGTCAACATCAAACACCTTTCCCTCAACACCTAATAGGGACCCGAGTTGAAAGCCTTTACCCGACCCAGCGCCACCACCAAGAATAATGATTTGCCCGAAGCGGGGATATGTTTTCCGCCCGAAGACCATTAGTTTTTCTTGAAGATATTCTCTAAATGAGTTCATTTTTATCTACCATTCTCCACCCATATAATCTGGTTCATCTTCGGCGAAGAGTTCATCCAAACGGGCACTAGTTATTTTGTGAATCGGTTTTCTGCCTAGCTTCATGACCAATGCTTTGACTTCAATATAATTGAGGTCATATTCTTCTATAGCATCCGATACTTCTGTACTGTTGAGAAATATGACTTCCTTATCAGAAAGCATATTTAAAACACCCACAGTCTCCCCAAAGGAGTGCGGGTATTTTCGTTTTTTTGGTGTAAAGTATAGATTCATACTTCTATTTAGTAGAATGCGGATTATAGCCGTATAAGGTAATTACAATTCTCGACTCCATGACACGGATGAAGCCTTCACGTCTTGCCCCAACCAATTCCATACTATCGGCAAATCCCTCAACATCAGCAAACGTAACAGTGCCCCGCTCCTTACATACATTCAACAGGGCATCAAAAACGCCGTCATCAAACGCTTTACGGTACATATCAGTTGCAGCCAAAACTTCCGCCCTCTGAGGCAAAACACTCATAATTGGTATTCCATTTCTT